GACTTAGGAACCCAGAACTCCATCTCACCTATTTCCTCAACTTTCGCCAAGTACTCGTTACGGAAACGTTCTGCTTGACTTGAGTCAGTGATGTATTCAACACCCATGTGTTTAGCACATGTCTTACCCATTTTAGTCAACATTGAGAACTCGTCAGTAAGTGTCTTAGCACAACACACACAAACATCTCCACGTTTAACAGTCATCTTACCTGAGAACTTAACCGCTTTTGGTGATACTGCTAACACCTTAGTGATGTCCAAAAGGATTGGGTTGAACTGAAGACCGTATTGTTCTTTCATCTTCTGACCAACTGAACGTCCAACCTTAACTGTCTCACCAACTGTCGGGATGTTCATTTTACGAGTGTTTGCCTTGTTCTCGTCAGTTTGGATTGCCTTGATACCGACCAAAACTTGTTTGTCGGAAAGTTTTCCATATTGTCCAAGTTTACTTTTCAATTCGTTAACGAATGGATTAGTTCCTTGGTAGTCAGCGATTACTTTTAAATCACCTGTCAATTCTACTGATTTAGCTTCAGTTGGGTTTGAGAAGATTTTCTCAACTGCCGATTTCTGATTTACGGTCAAAGAACCGTATTTAGTTAGAGCATCCTTCATTTTGAGGATGAATGTGTTTTTGCCTTGGTAGTTCTTTACTTGGGTTGCGATGTCTGTTGTCATAATGTATCTGTGTTTGTTTTACAAAGATAGGCATTTTTTGGACATCTACAAATAAAAATTAAACTTTCGGGTGATAAAATTTAAAAGTGGTATTATCAGTCTTCAACATATCACTGTAATCCATCATTATTCTTTGTTTAATACCATTTTCAATATCTTCTGAGAATGGACTTGGTACAACATACCCATCAGGGTTTACCACCATTTTGTTGGTTCCTTCAACGGTACCTGCTTTGTCAACTCTAATATTGAAGTGTATTTTACCATTACTATTTTTAACATCTTTAATAGTAAATTTTACTTTCTTTCGGTCTTCACCCCAACCAATGGTGATTAATTTTGACGGATGACCCATATTCATATCATTACCTATTTGGTTCATGAAAAGACTTAATCTATTTGTTTTAATGTCATCCATTGGTTTACCATCTCGAATTTTTTTAATCTCGTCAGACGTTACCGTTATTATTTGGTCTTTAATATTTGGGTCGTATGTTGCTCTTCTGATAGGATTAACGTTACTCATTTGTTTTGATGTACTAGACGAATATGTGTTACTAACTCTATACCATTGGTTATTAATGAATAAAAAAACAGGGTACCAACCATAAGATTCTACAATATAATACCATTGATTGTTGTCATTAACATCCCAATAACCTTCAAGATTAGAACCTTTAAAAGGTATTTTAACCGAGCTATACTCATAAGCGGAGTTGTTAGGTGTCTTCCTTTGTTTAAACTCTCTAAAGTGTTTAAAAGTACTTTTGTTTAAATTTTCGTAGTCACCTTCAGGTCTATAATTTGCAGTATAGATTTCGTAATAAAATCTAGCGTCAGTCACAGGTCTACCAATAACTGGCATCATTGATTGGAATAACTTTAGTAAGTCATTTTTCTTACTATGTTGGTCCTTTTGTTTGTTAATATACTTGAAGAACCTAATCTCCTTCTCTGATAAAGGATTATCCCCTTGACCTTCTAATTGTTCTTTTATTAATCTGATTAAATTTTTCATCATTAATAAATATCAATGAAGAATAAAATCACCAAACCTCATAAAAAACTGAACTATATTTAGTCCCTCGTATTGTGTTTTGTAATTCTCTGATTTGTGTTTCAATAGTTCTTTGGAAGTCTTCTTCAGACATAATTGTAGATTCTGTAAAACCGAACATACCTTTCCACATTTGTAGGGATTTATTAACTTTCTGTGATTCCCTGAGCATTGCGTGTCCAGATACAATTACCAACAAGTACTCTTGTTCTTCTTGGTAATCAGTAAACAAATAATAGAATCTATAGTTCTCATTATTCTCTGTTTCAGGATAAGTTTTATATACCTCATCCATAAATAACCTAAGTCTTTTTGGATGCAATTTTTCGTTCATATTAAAGTATATAAAAAAACCCCTAATATTTCTATTAAGGGTTTTAATTTTAACATTAAAATGTTACTTTAAAAATCTCATTTTATATAGTGTTGAGTTGATTAATTCACAAACAGTATCAATTTGATTCTGAATGTAAGAGTCTTTACAACAGTCTCGTAAATCTTCAATTTTACCACATAAATCTTTAAGATAATTTATCGTAGCAGTACTATCTTTATAATCCTCTAATTTATAGTTTTGATACCCTTTAAGGATACTATATTTACCTTGGTATGACTCTACTAATCCATCAACCAAATCAACAATACCATCGTAATACCCATTAAGAGCTATATGTTCAGCGTAAGATTTAGTTTGTAAGTGAAATGTGTGTACCTGAGTTCTTGAGTGTAACATTAAAGAAATCATCTCAGTAAAATCTTTAGAACCTGTTTTTTGTTCTACAATCAAACCTCTTTTTTTAACTTCTTCAAATAATCTATCTTTTAAAAAATCTTTTTCCATAATATTTATTTTACTATAAATATCACAAACTATTTAAAACTTAACACAATATCTTTATCGATTGAGAACAGTGATAGATGTTGTTTAATTTCTTTATTTATAAAATAATTGAAGATATTATCTGTAAAGTATTTAAAATCTTCCTTATTTTGTATTTTTAATGTGACTACTAAAACTTCATTTCCCCATTCTTGGTCAATACCATCTTGGATGTTAGAGATATTGACTTTAACTTTTTTACCTTCGTTATTTGGTATTTTTATTTCAAGATTATTGTTTTGGTGGAATTTTAAAATGTGGTTCATTTTTCAAAATTTTTAGTTATAAAATCTTTTTCAGATATAATAATTTGTTTTTCATAATCTTTAAAAAGTTCTGTTAACTGTTTGATTTCTTTCCAATAAATTGAACCTTCACTTTCAGGTGAGTAATCATTGTCAACCAGATACTGCACTATGGTGTCAAATTGTTTTGTTATGAAACCATGAGCATATCCTCTTGGAACTATTAACTCGTCATTTGGTCTCATTCTGAAAATAGACAGTTTCATATACTCAGGGGATTCAGGTCTGATATCCATAACAAAATCGATAATTTCCCCTGTAATCACTTTAATTAGTTTGCACTGAGCTTTGTCCCCAACTTGGAAATGTAACCCTCTTAAGGTGTACGGTTTAGGGTTGTAACTAATATTACTCTGTAACCAATTCTTTTTTAATTGGGTGTTTTCAGAATTATCATAATGTAGGGATAATGGTGCGAAGACTCCTCGTTTATCTTTGAAGACATTATTTTTTAATAAAGTAGCGTATTCCATAATAATTAAGTATAAAAAAAACCTTTGTCTTAATTATAGAACAAAGGTTTTCATTTATCAATTAGTATTATTTATTTACCAATAATTAATTCATCAAAATCAAGTTTACCCATACCATCCATTTGTTTTTCATCAACAAATTCGTCATACATAAAAGATTTAACAACCGCAATAATACTTTGTTCGGCTTGAGCTACTTTACTAACCATCCAATCTTCAATTTGTACATCATCATCCATGGTTTCCCACATTTTTTGAGCCAAAGTCGCAATAGTAAATAATTGTTGTTTTGTCATACTAGAACCTGTATGGTTTTCTTTTAGAGTACCTACTAAATCATTTAGTTGTTTCTCAGATATCACTATTTTTCTCATACTTTATTTGAGTTTTTTAATTCTTCTAATTTTTTCTCGTAATTATCTTTCGATAACGTAGTTTTTAAAGGGTCAAAAGTCCCTCCAGGTTTACGAACTTCCCATTTTTTAGTAATCGTTAAATAATAAATCATGTTATCATTAGCCAATTTATATTCACCTGATATCCAATCTCTAAAAAAATTTTCTTTTTCTGTTATTTTATCGGGACTATTTACGGTCGTTGTTTGAGTCACAGATGGTTGTGTATTTGAAGAAGTTCCTCCTATTAAAGGGGTAGATGATGACGACAAACCTGTATTATAAGTTTTAGGTGTAGGGTTAACTAATTTTTCAGAACCTGAACTTTTACCCTTACCTTTACCTTTATCTTCACTTTCGTAATAAGTTGTGACAATGTTCTGTAAGTTTCTTGATGCGTGTTTATAACCCTCGTAATTTGAAATTAAGGACCTTAAATTACTTATAATACTCGAAGCGACCTCATTATTTGTCTCTAACTCACTAAACTCAACTTCAACGTGTTTCAATTCTTTCATAACAGATAACATTGTTCTTTCAGAGTTTTTTAACTTTCTTAAAGAATTTTTAATAATGTTCATATTACGGTTTAAACTATAACCCTTACCACTAAAAGTTCCTTTCAGTCCTGCGAAAATGTTACCAAATCTTAAGGTACCGATATCTCTACCTAAGTCACCTAAAAAACCTTCTTCTAATTCCTCTTCAGGGGTTTCTTTAATTGTTTTTACTAACTCTTCTAATTGTCTTTCAGAAATTAAAATGTTTTTCATATACTTTTTATTATAAATATTATTCAAGAACGATTAAATTTTGGATATCTTGACACCAACAATAGATGATACTATCCATATCTCTTAAATAGTTCGTATATAATAATTTTACACTATTCATTTCATTATACGCATCAATAGTTAATTTATCCCAATAATCAAAATAAATAAAATCAAATGAGGTTCCCTCTTGGATGTGGTTATGATAGTCTAATACATCACCTAAAACTATATTAACTTTATTATTAATATCTTGTTGTGTGACCACTCCACCAATGTAATCGATTATATCTTGATTATTGTCGACAATTGTTATTGATGTCACCGTTTCATCATTTAGTAATGGAAAAACAATAAAACCAACACCTAAACCAAATATTAACACATCCCCAAAAGCATTATCAATAAAGTATTTATTAGTCACCATTTCAAAAGGACCTGTGTCCATAATATATCTTTCATTCCCCAATGTTTTTTCTTTTAGGTTATACTGAAAATCAAATTGGTTTATAAAATCACCAACCCCATAAAAATTAACAATGTCAGGGGATGCTATTATCTTATTAGTTTCTTTAGATAGGGTACAATTATTGAATTGGACGTTATTGGGATAGATTATTGACAAATCTACGTAGTTTCTCATATTATCATTTTACTATAAATATAAAAAGGAGACAAAATAGTCTCCTTTTATTGGGGCCGATACGGCAGTCCACCACCTTATTTTACGAACAAGGAAACGTTATTGTTTAATGTTAAGAAAGGTTCCTGAACCTCCTGCCACTGTTGTTGGTAGTTTACCATCCCAAGCGGATGCTTTAACGAACTCAACATATAATGGTGTTAATTCTTTTTGTTTAATCTTCATTGATAATGCCGCGGCGTTAGCGTTAATGATTGTTTTAGCGGAATCACCTCGAGCGATTGCGATTTTTTCTTTCGCCTCAGCTTCAGCTACTAATGTTCTTTGTTGAGCGGCTTGTGCCTCTTGTACCGCTTTAGTCTTACCCTCAATCGCCTGTTGTAAGGATGTGGGAGGAATAATGTTAGTTCTTAATTGGGACACTTCAAACCATTGAGATACTCTCTTATTACACTCTGTTACAATAGCAGCCTCAAACTGTTCTCTCTGATTAAAAATTGCGTCTACTTCCCATCTGTTAGCAACATCGTTAACTGAAGACACAATCGCATTTTTCAACCAACCTTGTTCAATCGCTCTAATATCCAATCGTAAGTTTTCGAACATACCTCCAATCGCATCTTCACGAAGTGAGTAGTTAAATGAAGGTTTAATTGTTGCTGCAAAACCTCCTTTTGTAATAACAGTCTGTTCATCGTATTCAATGTGTTGTTGGTATAGTGGAAATTCTTTAACCTGTTCTGTCCAAGAATTATATAGGACCCATCCTGTTTTATATTGGAAGTCTGACACTCCTCTTTCACCACCTGTTAGGTTAACTTTTAGTCCTTTATACCCAGTATCAATTCGTTCTAATGTAAACGGCTGGATAAGTGACAATAAGAGTCCTATGATAAAAATTCCAATTGGTTTAAGTAACCAACTTACATTAAATGTTTTTTGTTCTCCTGAATACCTATCTTGGGTAATCTTAAACATGTTTCCTTTAGTTGACATTGCAACAACTACACTGACTATTAGTGTTAAAATAAAAATTCCTAACCCAATCATTTTTCTTCTTTTTTAGTTTTAAATAAAATTTTAATGGTTTCGTTACCAACATACATTAAGAGTCCAACCATACCAACGAAACCTAAAAGTTGGAGGAACCCGTTTACTTCTCTACTTACGACATACTCGCCGAACATTGACATGACGGCCATTAGCCCTACCCACATCAAAAACAATTTAAAATACTTCATTTCATAATTTTTATTCAAAACATTTAACAACTCTCTCGACCTCAACTTTTTCTTTAGTGGATTCTTGACCTGTAACACTATCAAAAGAAGTTTTAATCTTTATGACCAAAAAGATAAACAAAAATGCAGTTCCAATCAACAACCATTTTAGAATCATCTTCCAAAATCTATAAATTATATACAGTGTTATACCTATTGCGATTAACCATTCCATACTCAAAATTATTTAGTTACTAAAGCTTCGATTTTACTTTTAGCGTGGTCCGCCAAAGTGAACGTATCAATAGAAGTCAATACGATTGATTCTGCAAGATACTTGTAAGGTACGTGAACCAAGAAGTCTACTCCGTTAAAGAACGTTAAGTCATTTTTAAGTTCAAGACATCCGTGAACCATTTTCAAAAAGATTTTAAATTGTATCGAGTCAACGAAGGTTTCATTAATTAATTTACCAAACTTTTCGCTCTCGATTCTGATATTATAAGATGAAGTGTTCATAGTTATTTTTTTATTTAAACAAATATACAATTATTATTTCATTTTTCCTAATGCTTCAACAATAGAATCGGCCGTATTATCTCCCATGTAAGTACGTTGAACTCTGAATTGGATTTCATCGTTAATCTCATGGTAAGAAAGAACAATAGCACTTCCATTACTGTGTTTAACAACTAGTTGGTCGTGGTTACTTGAAATTCCGTCAGCGCTTCTCCCACCAAAATTAATATCAGTATTAATTCCCCAATATTTATCGAAAGCCAATTTAAACGCTCTTGTCCTAAGGTCGGCTTGTTTTTGTTTCAGGTTGAACGTATTCCAAAGACCTTGGACATAGTCTTGAACTTTTTGTACTACAGGTCGACCTGTTTTGTAGTATTTCTTATCGTCATCATAACCACAAACAACTTTAAGTTTAAAACCATGACTAACTGTTCTCCAAGAACCTCTTGGGTTTGTTTTATGTTCTTCGACAAGTACTCGAATTCTACCGTTCTCACCTTCAGGTAAATTACCAGTATATAAGATTTCCATATCATTATATTCCGCAGAAATTTCCCCTACCAACACTCTTTGAGAATTGTAATTGTAAGAACCATCAACCCCAACAATATAAGGTTGTACTTGCCAAGTGTTTTTTCTTGGTGTCCTCTTTAGTTGGAAATCGGGAGAATGCTTAATAACCTCTTTGAAGTACGTTTCCCACTCAGTCTCTAGTTTGTCTCTTTCTTGTTTAAAGTTATCGGCATTTTTTTGTACGCTAGCGATAGTCTCTTTAAGGTGTTTCTGTTGTAGTTCTTTATGTGTCATGGCGTGAGGGTTCTTGTATCCGTTTGTAGAATACAAAGATAGTAAAAAAACTTACACCACCAAAAATATTATTCAGATTTATCTATAAAAGATTGTCGTTTAATTCTTAACAAATCATTAAGTGGGTCAATAACTGTGTATTGATAGTTTCCCCAATATTTGTCAGGGGCACTATTTCTTAATTGTCTTGCAAAATTACTAATCAATTTTTTAACAGTAAATGTCTGTTGGTATGTCTCGCAAGAATCAATTACCTTTTCAATCCATTTTGATACGTCTCCGTAGTGTACACTTCTTTTTTCCATATTAATATTCTTTTTTAAGTTCTCTATTTATATCTCTTTCTTTAATTGTTTCCCTTTTGTCATAGAGCTTTTTACCTCTACCTAAAACGATTTCAATTTTAACAATACCTCTATCATTCATGAAAATTTTATATGGTAAAATAGTTAAACCTTTAACCAAACTATCGCTTAACTTATTCAATTCTTTTTTCTTAAGTAATAGTTTTCGGTCTCTCTTAGCACTATGGGTAAAAGCGTCTTTAGTTTCAGAAATTAAAATGTTCTTGATATACAATTCACCATTATTAAAGTAACAGAACGAGTCGTTCATTGAAATCTTTCCGTTACGTATAGATTTTATCTCGGTGCCCTGTAATACAATACCTGCAATATAGGTATCTAAAATATGATATTCAAACCTTACCTTTCTATTTTCAATATATGTTCTACCCATAAAAACAAAGGTAATAAAATAAATGAAAAAACCCTAACAAATGGCTAAATTTGTTAGGGTTAATTACTACCAACTTAAAGAAAGGGGTTGTTGGGGCTATGTAGGATATAAATATCTTACATTTTTTTAAAAATCGTGTTTATTTTAAAATTTTTTCAATAATACCATGTAACTGTGTATTTTTACCAATGGGTAAATTGTTTAACTTAAAATAACCCCAGTCAATATGTTCATGTCCATCTTGCGCGTTTTCTAAGTCAGGTATAACTTTCTCATCAGTTTCATGTAAAAACACATAGAATAAACCTTCAGAGTCGTTTTCACCTTTAGTTTTACCGTTCATAAAACCTACTAACTTAACACCTCCGTTTATCTTATAATCGGTTTCTTCAAAAAATTCTCTTTTTGCTCCGACCATCGCATTTTCATTATCATGTAAATGACCACAAGGTACGGACCATTGTCCTGGCATATCACCATCATAATTGCGTTGACACATTAAAACCTCGTCTCCGTTCTTAATAATAATTCCAGCATATCTCTTAGGTTGTTTCATTACAATTGTTGGTATATTTATAAGTATGGTATTAAAGATAAAAAATAATAAATTTAAAGTCAAAACGGTTATTAACCAAAAAGACACTCAAAAAGGTATGATGGGTCGTGATTTTGATTCTACCTTTAACGGTATGTTATTTTTAATGGATGAAGGTCAACATGGTTTTTGGATGAAAAACTGTATAATACCACTAGACATTATATTCATAGATGGTAATGAAATTACTAAAATCCATCACGATTGTCCTCCATGTAAATCAGAAGACTGTCCAACTTATGTAGGTGAAGGAGATACTATCTTAGAACTTAAAGGTGGTACTTGTAAAAAATTAGGAATTAAAGATGGTGATGTTATCCATTATTAATTTTATCTTGTAAAACTCTAACGAATTCATTCTGAATCATTTTAGTAAATTTCACATAAGGTAAATCATCACTTTCCGCATCGTATTTGTATTTACCTTTTGGTGGTCTTTTACCTCGACCTAAATAACTTAAACCTGAAATATTAGTAATACACTTATGTCCACCACTATTAGATTGGATTAGGTCCCAAGCGTTGATTGTAATATCATCCAACATTTTCATATGTTCTTCAGGTAATTCCGTGAATGGGATTTCCATCATTTTACCAATATGGGTTAAATATTCTTTACCATTTTCCATTGATTTAAAGTTATCACCATATAAAGCTACAAAATCTTTAAAGGTAAAACCTACAGATTCAGGACCAAAACCTTTAGACCTTTCTGAAATCCATTTAATTGTTGACAAAGGTATTTGTCTTTCTTTTAATTGTCCTTCCCATTTAGAAAGAACGTCTTGGGCTATCTCACCTAAATTTACACCTTTTAATTCTCTTTCCTTTTTATAAGGGTTACAAGAGGCCTGAACCAATCCTAATGGCCAAGCAATAACAATGAAATCCGCTTCAGGGTTATTTTTAAATGGTGTATATCGGTCATAAGACCCAGGTGATGTCATTCTACCTCCACCATACTGAACTATAATATTACCCTGAACTTTAACATCAGGGTGGTTCTTCATTTGTTGGATGTAAGTTTCTTTATTCTTTTCTAATTGTGGGATTGTTGTGTACCCCTTCTCCACCATTATTCGTTTAATGTTTTGTAGTATATTCATTAACGATGGAGTACATTTCATTACAAGTTCTTCTAAGAACCCTGGTTTGTTTTTAAAAGCAAGTAATAATTTATTTGCGACTAAACCTAACGCCATTTTATTTTTAGCTAACGAAGAATCCTTATCTAATTTGAATAAGTAATTAATTACTTGGTCAACTGAAATATCGTTCATTGCAAAGTTAGCGGAATCAACAGTCGAGATTAGTAATATGTCACTTTCAGGGAATATATCTTTTGGAGATACTACTTGTGATATTGTTTCAACATTTGACCTTGAGTGTCTAAATGATGTTGATTTAGTGTCTTCAGCTCCCGCTTGTCTATCGTGGTGGTCAGTATGAATAACAAACATTGGTTTTCCATGTGCAAAATCAACAAGGACTGGCATCACATCTCCTTGAGCATCGTTTTTCTTAACTGAAAACTCTTTGTCACCATACTGAATTACATGAGCATCAACTACTTTAATTCCATTATCCTCAAGATATTTTTTCATGGCAATTGCGGTAGTAACTCCGTCTAAATCTTGGTGAAAATAAATCTCAGCTTTTGGGTATCGGTTCGCAATTTTATTTATATCCCTTAGACCACTTTCTTTAATAATTCTTCTCACTATCCTTAAATAAATAATTTAGTTAATAATGACACAGGGTCAATTCCACCACTTCCACCTGTAGAAGTTTCTGATGGTGGTGCAATAGTAGGTGGTGGTGCAACAGTTCCTCCCATTTCTTGAGACCATAATTTTTGAGATTCGGGTAATTGAGCATATTGTTCATACTGTTTTGCCGCGTCAGGATACATTTTTTCAACTTCATCAGGACCGACAAAGTTACCAATACCCAACCAATCTAAAAACCCTGCATAAAATTTAGTTCTTTTCATTAAAGACCTTGTTGCAGGATTACCTCCAAAAATTCTAGGAACACCTGCGTTAATCTTAGCACCTAAACTTGCGTCAGATTTCATAAAACTTAACCAACTATTTTTTCCTGTTCCAAAATCTCTAAATATTCTAACAGGATTTTGTTTTGCCAAAACACCTAATTCAACCTTTTCTGCCGCCGCTAAAGGTTTTTCAATTTTAACGCCCTTACCAATTTTACTAACATCTTTTAAAGCTTTAAGTCCTTCAGAACCTGTTTTAATTGCGGTTTTTTCACTTTTAATTATTTTACCCGCATCCTCAAATACTTTAACATAATCAGTAACACCTTTCATCATTCCCCCAGATACTTTACTACTACTACTAAGTTTAGATAATAATGAAGTACTCCATTTTGGTGTTTCAGAAACAAACTTTGCAACAGGTCCTCCCGCGGCTTTTGCGGTTTCTGCGATTTTAACCGCGTCTCCTGCAACAGTTGCGGCTTTGAACATTTTAACAGTATCCCCTCCGATTTTTAAAGCTCCAATCACAGGTTTAGCGATAATATCACCAAGAAAAGGTAATACGGAAACCCAAGAAAGAATCGCAAATAATTTATCCCCCTGTCTCCAATAACTAATACCATTTACAAGGTCGACAATCCCTGTAGGGTCAAAAATACCTACTACATCTCCTACGGTATTATACCATCTAGACTCCTTTAAAAGATGAGATTTTTCAGGATAGATTGATTTTAAGGTTTCAATTACAAAGGTTCTATCTCGACCTGGTAATTTCTCCCATTTTTCATTAATATATTTAAGTTGTTCCTCTTTATATAGTTGGACTAACTTGTTTCTAAATTCAGATTCATTTATATAAGCATTATTCATTAGAAAATGTTTTATTATAAATACCTACATAAATTAAAAATCCCACTTATAACTGTGGGATTTCTTTTATTTGTTCTAAACCTTTGAATAAGTTTACTCTAGCTTCAGCGACTTTACAATAGTTAGGTGATAACTCAATTCCTAACCACCTTCTACCTAAAACTTCCGCAGCAACTAAACTTGTTCCCGAACCTGCGAATGGGTCCAAAATTACATCGTTCTTGTAGGATAATATCTTAATCGCCTTGGTTGGGATATCCATTGAGAATGTTGCTTTGGTGAGGGACTTAGTATCAGCGAAATAATTCCACTGACCATAAACAAGTCCAATAAAGTCTTTTTTATCTTGTTCTTCATATATAACTTTCTTTTTTATGGTTCCATCCTCCTGTTCAATTTCAGTAGGTGTTCCTTTCCACTGAGGTTCTCCTTTAACCTTTTTAATGTGGTGTTTTTTGTAAGCCAAAATTACACACTCTTTTGGATTATAGATATATGGTGAGCTAGGACTCATCCAAGAACCCCAAGCAGTTGTCTTACTTCTATGTGGAGAATCTTCTTCAAGGTCAATAATTCCGAAAAACCCATACCCTAACTCTTTCATTATTTGCCACATCTCAGAAACAAAGAAAATTCGACCTCCTTTCTTTTGTCTATTGATTTCGTAAGGAATGTTTAACGCAATACGTCCATCATCTTTAAGTACTCTGTAAGTTTCACTTAACCAATTTTTAGCAAACGTTTTATAGTCTTCAAATTCAAAATCATCATCATGAACATCATATTCAATTCCAACTCCGTATGGCGGGCTTGTAACCACCAAATCAATACATCCTTCAGGAAGTGTTTTCATTACTTCAACACAATCCCCATTTATTATTTTTCCCGTTTCTATCATATTTTTTTAATTAAACCCATTACCACAATGAGTCATTGCATTAATCTTTTCTTTTTCTAATAAAGAAAACATATCGTAAATTTTACTAATTATTTTTTTCATTTTTTCTCAAGTTGTTCAATGTGATGTTGTAAATACCATAGTGCTTTTTTAAGGTCCTGAAGTTCTTTGTCGGAATCTTTTTTACCCGCTCTTGAGATATACTTTACCGTATTACCCAATGAGAAACCTAATTCCCAAGCGTCTATTACCTTAATTGCTTCATAAGGATTATTTTCTCCTCCATAATGTTGTGGATGATTTACCTGTTCCATTTAATCTTCTTTATATTCATTTAGTAACTCCTCACTAGTTAAAATACCATTATATTTTTTAGCAATTTCATCAAAATTTTTCATATCAACATTAGTGTACATTTTGTGAACGGTTTTAACCAATTCATCTGCCATATTAATAGTTTCTGAAATAACTTTAATAATATCGTAAGGGTTAGCGTTTGACGCGGGTCTTCTATCTTCAATATAACCTCTCCATTCTTTTGCAGTTGCCATAGGAACTCTAATAGACGCTCCTCTATCACTAACACCCCAACTGAATTTATCAATCGATTGTGTTTCATATTTACCTGTTAGTCTAAGTTCATTATCTGAACCATAAACTTCAATGTGTTTGTGTCTTCTTGATTCCAATGAATTAAATAAAACGTTGAAGTATTCTTCACCACCTTCGTTTCTCATTTTTTCAGTTGAAAAGTTTGTGTGTAATCCTGAACCATTCCACTCTCCGTAAGCTAAAGGTTTAGGGTGGTATTCAATGTAGTAACCATATTTCTCAGATAGTTTTTCCATTAGATATCTACACATCCAAAGGTCATCCCCAGCCTTTAATTTTCCTTCTGAGAATACTTGATACTCCCATTGTCCTAAAGCAACTTCAGCGTTTACCCCTGTGATAGCGATTCCCATATTTAAACATAAATCCATATGTTCTTCAACAATGTCTCTACCAATTACATTAGCACCAACTCCACAATAATATTTACCTTGACCGTCAACAGAACCGTGACCATGACCTAATACAGGTTTACCTTTACCTTCACGAATAAAATATTCTTGTTCAAAACCAAACCACAATCCTTTATCTTCACTACCTAATTTAGCTCTTTGATTTGTTTCATGAGGAGTTCCGTCAGGATTCATTACCTCACATAAAACATAAACTTTACCCGACTGACCAATCTCACGATATAATCTAACAGGTTGTAAAATACAATCGGATTTACCTCCTTCTGCTTGTAGAGTTGATGAACCATCAAAATTCCATACAGGGATACTTGATAAATCCTCAATACCATTTGAGACAACTTTAATTTTACTCCTTAAATTTGGTTCAGGTGTGTAGCCGTCAAGCCACACGTATTCAATTTTTGTCATATTTGTTATTATTTGTTTCCTTTAATTAGATACCCATCATTATTTTTGATAATGATACCATCCTCAATTAATTCATTTAAAATATCTTTAGCCTCATTTTCATCTACGTTTAGAAGATTTTTGGATATGTATTCAATACCCAATGGTTGTCTTAGTTTAGATAGTAGTTTTTTAATCTTAGTTGAGTTCTCCATTATTTATGATTTTAAGTATTTCAGAATCTTCCACACCATTATTATGTAAATCGTATATTTTTTTAGATTTTTCGTCAGTTAAGAATAAAGCATCGGCGGAAAAATAGTTAGTTAAAGGTTCGTTATTTTTTAACCTATATAAAATATTTTCAAACTTTATAAACCTTTTATTAAACCCCATCAGGTAATAATTTTTTTACTTTGTTACTTTCTTTTTTAATGGTTTGAGTTATATAACTCATAATTTTTCTTTTGAAGATTGGTATCAATGTTTCCTCGAGTGGAAATATTTCACTACTTAATACTTCAAAGACAGGGTACTTGTGTGTTTTAACTTTAGTGTCCTTACTTAAAAAGTTAAGAATAATCTCATTAGGTGTCAAATCCGACCCTTCACTTTCATGAATTATTTTTAAATAAGTTTTTGATTGGGTGTCCTCTTTTTTAACTTTTCTAACATTGTATCTCCAAACATATAGTTTTTCTTTAGACTGATAGTAAAAGAATCCCATCTTTGAATCAATGTTAATTTTATTTTTTTTGAGGTTCACTGTAATTGCGTCATATACTATCGACCATATTGATTTCGTTATCCCAAAATAATCTTGTAGTTTAGGGTGACTAAATTTAAGTATTTTTCTATACTCATCGTACTCATCATCCGCAAGTACTGGTATGTTTTTTAATTTTAAATCGGATATTATATATTCATCATCGAAAGACGAAAGACTTTTTTCGGAGTATAGAATTTTGTCTTGATTGATTAATGTTTGAATGTTACCAAGGTGTAGTGAAAGTTCTGTAAACATAGGATAAACTTTCATTTGTTCTAAATCCTTATTCAATTTTTGGAAATAATCCAATAAAACATATTCTTTCTGTTCAGAGTCAATTATTCCATTAAATAACCAATCTGTGTCCATTACAAACTTTATTTTATTTCTTCTTATTCCTTTCATTGTCCTTAAAAAATATAGATAAAATTTTGGAATAAATGAAGAGATATTAATTTATTCTCATTATATAATATGAAGTGTCGTTAACCGTAACCTCATCGTATTGTCCGTCATATCCATTCATAATCCCCCAACCATCAGAATCAACTAAAGCCTTCGCTAATTCGTCTTCATCAATAAAATTTTTAATGTTCAATCCATTATCTCTAATATATCTAATAGGGTCACGTAAAGCGTCATCAACTAAATTTTCTATTACCCTATCAACCATTTCTTGTGTCGGTTCCTTGTCAGGTTCAATATTATCAAGTTCTACTTGTGCTTTATCAATCATATTTTGAATCTCGTCATATTTTTCAGAGTATTCGTCAGGGTCTTCAATTTCACTCTCAAGATTACTTTGTTCTTCCTCCATTCTTTCAATGTATTCTTCTAACTGTTCTATTCTTTTTTCTTCTTCGTCAGTTAATTCAAAATCATCATCATTAAAATACACCTCAGGATTTTGCCATACGTCATCTTCGTAACTGTCCGCAACATATTCTCTTAAAGAGTCCTCATCAATATTGTCTTGGAGGAAGTAGTCTCTAAAACCATCCACTCCGACATCGTCAATGTATTGTTTTGCGTATACTAATGCTGCACCCTCCATTTCATCATAGTCACCAACACTATATTCTTTATTTCTAAAACCACCCATAAGGACTTCAAATTGAGTTAACCCATAATGTCTGTATTTAGTCGGATATATGTCATATATGTCCCCATCGTTTGTACCAACATCTTCTATTTCCTGTTCAACGTCTTCAATTCTTTCTTGAAGGGTGTCCCATACTTCTTGCCAATCTTCATTTGATGTATTGTAATCTTTTTGTTGTTGTTCTAAACTTTCTAATTGTGATTGTAAATTATCCAAGGTTTTTTGTTCTTCGTCATCTAATACTGAAATTTCTCCATTTTCTATTAGGTTTTGGAATAGGGCGTTCGCCTTTAATCCTATCTCATCCGTATTTTTAATGTCCCATTCTTCATTAGCTCTTCTAACCTCACCTTCGTTTTTCTTTTCTCTAAATATTTTAGCCTCTCTTTTATTTTCCCTTGGTGTTCCAGTGTCCCAAACACTACCTTTAACAGTAATACCATCAATATTGGAAATTTTAGTTCTACTAATATCTAAAGTTCCGTCAATGTGAGCAATCTTACCTAATGAATCTATTGGCTTGTTTGATAAATCTAAAGAACCTGTCACCCATAATTTCTTTCCTTGGAATTTAGGTAATTTAGTCACCCCTTGCATATGATATCCTGAGAGTTTTAACAACTCAATCAATTCGTTAGGTGATATTTTATAATATTCATCTTCCGATTGTTCCTTTATTAAAGTTAACAATCTATCCATCTTATTTTCAGATAAAAAAATTCTACGATTCATAACTATAAATATGAAGAGAAAATAAATAATATAAACTTTACAATTAAATCGTTTTGGAGATATTTATTATTATAATAAACCTATTAAAAAATTTAATTATGGGATGCGGTTGTAAAAATAAAGGAAATCAGGCAGCACAACAACCATCACAAAGTGCTCAACCTGCAAAAGAACAAGTTAAGTCACCTAACATTCAAGAATCTATCAAAAAGGTTGTTGAAAAGTACTACAACAAAAAATAAAAAAAGGGTTCGTTTGAACCCTTTTTTTATTAAACTCTTTTTGAGTATGAGATTATTTGATAATAATCTTTTTTACCCTCGCAATATTCCATCACCAATTCAAGTAACTTTTTAAACATGAATGCTCCTTGGGTTTGTTTTTCACATTTAATAAACAACTCTAAAAGACAACATAGAAATTCTATTTTTAAAGGTCCTACATTGGTTATCGAATCATATTTATCAAGAAAATATTCATAATATAAAAAATTATACCCTTTCATCTCATCCTTTGTTTTAAAGGGTTCTATCAAATTGTATAAGTCCAACCATTCGGATATAAAACTTCTTACCTCATATGGTGCGTGTTCTGACTTAATAATTAAGTCAACAATCCAATGTGTATGTGATGGGGTTCTTAACCTAGACTTATTTTTTTTATACTTAACAATAAAATCTAACTCGGGATTACCTCCCCGACTACCTTGATAAATTACAATTAAACTACCGTCAGGTAATGTCCAATTGTTTATCGGGTCATGTTTGATTCCATTTTTAGTAAATGTTAAGTTCATGGGTATTGTTTAAAGAATGAACTCCTTAATAATTTCAACACCTTCTTCTAAGTTTTCATAATTTACTTGGGGAGCATAAAGTTGTGGTACTATATCTTCCGCCTCAGTATCTTCGACTAACATAAATGCAGGAACATAATCACTACCAGTTATCTCAGTAAACAGATTAAACTCCTCTTCGTATTCGTCAATATCTCTTTCATGAAATTCAACACTACTCTCTGTTAATTGTGTCTTAAATATGTCACAAAAAGGACAACCCTTCATTGTGTAGACAACTACTAATTTATTATCCATTTATTAAAGTATTAATCATGTCGGTTAATTGTGACTCTTGTAATATACCTGTTTTGGTTGTTACATTATTTTCTCCGTTAAATGATTTAATTGTTGGGATTGCTCTCACCCCTAATTCCACAGAG